CAGCGGCTCGCAAATACTGCGAGGAGTACCTAGACAGGGCTCTAGTCTCGCAGCAGCTCACGATGCGGATGGATACGTTTCCTTATGAGTTTGAGTTGCCATGTCCACCGATGGCGACGAGTGGCACGCTGACGGCAACCACGGTGACATACGCTCTTGACCCTGGCAGCTCAGGGACGGCCACGCCGACGAGGCAACGCTTTCGGCGTCAAGCTATCGTGTCGATAGGGATGCCACACCTGGCCGCATCCGCACCGTCTACAACGGCACCTGGCCTAGCCACCTGACTGATCCCAACGCCGTGACAGTGACGTGGTGGGCTGGCTACGGTGCTGCGGGTTCTGATGTGCCACAGACTATTCGGCACGCCATGCTGATGCTGATAGGACATATGTACGAGCAGCGTCTTGCTGTGATTACTGGCTCTATTAGCAAAGAAATAGAGTACGGCGTCAAGGCTCTGCTCGACACGTGCAAGTGGGGTTCCTACGCATGATTCGGCCAGGTGAGATGCGTGAGCGTGTCACAATACAAACTGCGACAGCAACTCACAACGCGATCGGTGAAACGACGCTGACATGGTCTGATACCACAACAATCTGGGCGAGTGTCAATGGTGTGTCCGCACGCGAAGCACTTGAGTACGGGCAGCAATCAGTGACGGTGAGTCATCGTGTGCGATTCCGCTATGTCGCAACGCTAACGCAGAACAACCGATTCAAGTGGCGTGACAGGATTCTCGATATCGTGAGCCTGCTTGAGTACGACAACCGCAGCGAACACGTTGCCCTTTGTGACGAGCAGGTGCAGTGATGCCAGAGATCGGATACGAAGATGGCTACTTCGGCGTCAAAGTCGCCTACCCAGAACTAAAGAATCTCGCTCTTGAACTTCAGCAGTTCGGCCCTCAGATTACTCGCAAATACCTCAAGGCTGCACTCAATAAGGCTGCACCGCCAGCATTGGCCGCACTAAGGCAGACGACGCCAAAGGGGCCGACAGGCAACCTCAGAAGAGCCATCACCAAGAAAGCCATCGTGTATGACGAAACTGGCAATGGCGTGCTGCTTGTCGGTTACACACTTGCAGGCCAAGGCGGAACGATACCGACAGGCGGCAAGGTCCAGAAGGGCAAAGACCGGGCGTTCCATGCGGGCCTGATTGAGTTCGGGACTGCGAAGCGAAGCACGAATAATCGAGGCACTCTTCCGTATCAGCGAAAGGCATATTCACGCCGCACTAAGTCGGGCGGATATGCTGCTGTAGCAGCACATGTAGTTAGCGGAAGTAGAAGCGGTGTTGCTTCGAGTTTTGGAACGCTAGGTGCCTACAAGATGAAAGGCAAAGGCAATCGCGTTCAGACGAATCCTAAATACCCAAAAGCGTTTTTCAAGAGAGCACCAAAGGGGCAGGCAGTCAACCTTGGCAGTGGTCCTGCTATCGCTCCGATTGCCAGGGCTTTCAGACAGTCGGCCGGTTCCATGAAGTCAGGCCTGTCAAATTATCTGTCCAAGGCTGTTGAGAACGCAGGTAAAGAAGTCGCCTACAGGTTTCAGAAGGGGATTTGATGTTCCGCTCTCCAGAGTCTGTGCTGTGGAACCGGCTAATCAGCGATGCGTCGGTGACGCAGTATGTCGGCCACAAAATCTATCCGCATATCGCACAGGCAAGCGACGAGTTTCCGTTCATTGTCTGGAGTCGCGGAAACATCTCTAGGGAACTGGCATTGTCTGGGCCGATGGGGGTGCCGACTGTTTCGATCACCTACGAAATCTACGCCGCTACCTACTTCACGGTGCGAAAAATCGCTGACGCCGTAAGGCGAAGTCTGGATGGGTACTCAGGTTCTTTTGAAAATACAAAGGTGAGCATCGCGCGGCTCGCAGGAGAAAGCGACGACACCGTGGCCCTGGAGGGTTCTGAGGTGCCAGTCGCATACTCAGTCACATTGGACTTCGAAGTTCTCTGGCAGGAGATTTAAAGCATGGCATACGCAACGCCACACGATACGCCTACGTCTGTGGTTTACAAGGGGTCGACGTTTTCAGTCACGAGCGTCACCATTAACTACTCCGAAGATGCTGTGATTGATGTCACGCATCTAGGTATCGCGAAAGACAACTACTTCAAGACACAGAAGGCACCGATAAAGGGCGGCCCTGATGGCAGCACTGGCATCGAGGTTTCGTTCGACTATCTCGGAAAGAGTTCTGTCGCCCCAGGAAGTTCCGGTTCATTTACTGTGACTGGTCTTTTCTCTGGTGCTACTGCGACTTGCAGTGCCTCCAACATCAATGCTGTAATGAATGACATCTATAGGGGAAGTGCGACTGTTCGCGTTGAGGTGTAGCCTTGGCAATCGAATCAGTAAGCATCACCGCAACGTGGAACGGCGTGGACTTCAAAGAAGTTCGTGACCTGTCTTGGAACTATGGTGGCGCACGCACGGGGCGGGATACGAAGTGGCTTGCAGATCAAGGCTCCGTGTCCCTGACTTGCCTGGGCACGACAAACACGAATATCTCTAATTTCGGCAAGCGAGAGTTGCTGGAGATTTCCGGTGGTGGCGTCGGACTTTCGACGTATGCTGTTTGGGAATCCGTTGCGTACACCCCTCAACTCAATGGGGTGACGCAGTACACGGTGACACTCAAGATTGTCGATAACTAGGAGAAGCCAGATGGCTCTGACCAAAGAACAGATTCTCGCAGCCGACGACATGGGTCTGAAGGAAGTGGAAGTTCCTGAGTGGGGTGGCAGCGTGTTTCTCCGCGTGATGTCTGTCGGTGAGCGTGACAGTTACGAGAACGATTGGATGGTCAACAAAAACACCGGAGTCGACAACTTTCGCAGCAAGTTCCTTCAGCGTGTGATCTGCGATGAGAAGGGAAAACTGCTTTTCACTTCCGAGGAAATCAACCTACTGGCTACGAAGTCTGCTCGCGTGATTACTCGCGTTTGGGAAGCAGCGATGAAGCATAACGCGATCACCGATAGCGACGTAGAAGAACTCGCAAAAAACTGAACATGCGGCCCGCCAGAGTCTTCCTCTTCCGGCTGGCCGCGCAACTCGGCATGACGGTGGCTCAACTATGCCAGACAATGGACAGCAGAGAGTTGAGCGAGTGGATGGCGATTCATCGCTACTACATGCCGCTGCAAGATTCCTGGCATCAGACAGGCGTCTTGGCGTCGGCGGTCCTGGCACCGTACTGCGGCAAATCGAGACAGCCGAAGCCTATCGACTTCGTGCCAATCGAGAAGGCACCGCAGAGCAATGCGCAGATAGCCGAGGCGTTCAGGCAACTCGCAGAACAGTTGAGGGCTAACAAAGATGGCTAATGCCGTTGGCCTCAACATGAAGTTCACCGCCGATACAGGCGGCATCAAAACCGGCACGAAAGAAGTCGGCAAACTTCTTAACAGCCTTGGTTCTTCAATCAGCAAGGCTTCCGGTAGTTTGTCCGAACTTGGGGCAAGCAACGCGGCAGCAGCGACGGCACAGCAGCAACTCGCTACCGATGTTGCCTTCCTTGGCTCAGCACTCCGTACGGGTCAAGTCACCGCCGAGCAGTTCAAGGCCGAGATGGATGCCTTGTCTAAGGCCGCGACAGATCAGGCAGCGGCATTTAAGCGTGGCGAGGCAGTCATTCGCGCAAACATGACAGCCGAGGAAAGACATGCCCAGCAACTGGAAGAACTTGAAAGCCTGCTGCGGCAAGGTGCGATTGACACAAACCAGTTTAAGCGAGCCCAGGATCGCTTGGCTAGCCAGTTTAATGAGGTCGACAAAGAAGGCAGTCAGACCAATAGCATGCTGAAGAAGATGGCTGGCAACCTTCGCATCCTCACTGCTATTGAGATCGGGCGAGTTCTTGCCGACGCTTTCCGCTCAGTGGCGTCAGCGATTGGCGGCATGGTTTCCAACGTCACGCAGAGCGTTGGGGAGCTAACGCGACTTGCGTCTGTAGCGAATACATCTGTGACGCAGTTTCAGGGTCTCGCCACAGCGGCTGCAACCGTAGGCATCGAGCAGGATAAGTTTGCCGACATCCTCAAAGATGTTGGCGACCGCGTTGGCGATTTCCTGCAGACCGGCGGCGGGCCGATGGCCGACTTCTTTGAGAACATCGCGCCGAAGGTTGGCGTGACTGCAGAGCAGTTCAAAAATCTTTCCGGCCCAGATGCGCTGCAGTTATATGTCGACAGCCTTGAGAAGGCTGGCCTGTCACAAGCGGAGATGACGTTCTACCTGGAGGCTATGTCGTCAGATTTGACTGCCTTGCAGCCGCTGCTGGCTCAAGGCGGTGCAGGCATGGATGCACTTGCAGAGCGTGCCGAGCGGCTGGGAATCGTGTTGTCTGAGGATCAGACTTCAGCCATCAAGGAGATGAACGGGGCACTCGGCCTTGTATACGATACGTTCGAAGGGATTGTCGGGCAGGTGACTGCAAACCTAGCACCAGTCATCAGTGCTATGGCTGAAGACCTGCTTTCCTTTATTGAGGGGTATCAAGGACTTGGAGACGGCACTGGCGGTACTGCGCTCGCGGACTCAATCACAACGGCACTCTTTGATGGTGCTGAATATCTTGCAGGCATATTTGATCATTTCATTGGCGACATAAACTCGTGGGGCGAATCGTTTTCTAGCGCACTAGATGTCATGGCTTCCGTGTTTGACATCTTCACGAGAGCAGTAGCAGCGGCTGAAGCGGCTTTTTATTTTGTTCGGGGCGTATTTAATACGTTCTTGGCAGAGGCATCGAAATGGTCTGCCAGTTTTGTAGGTCTCTTCAGTAGTGCTGCCGGTGACTTTCTAAAAAACTTCTCACAAGAACTAGGACGAAGAGCCAAAGAAGATATGAAGGCGGCGGCGGATGCTGCTGACAGAGCGACAAGAGAAGCAGAGCCTATTGCCGCTGGTACTGGCATGGCATCGGAATGGGTGGCCAAAGGGCGAACGCGTTTTGAAAGTCGTGGCGAGCCATCAAGCGGTGCTGCGAAAGCCGCAGAAGACGCGACGAAGGCAGCAGGAAAGGAAGTAGCCGTCAGAAAGAAGGCAGCCGAGGAGGCCCTGAAGGCCGAGGAGAAGCGGCAGAAAGACATCTTAGCTGCCCGCAGTAAGTACGCCGAGATGAGCTATGACATGGAAGTGGAGCGTCTCGACAAGTTGGCAGCCAACACTAACAAGGCTCTAGAGGTTTCTGACATTCGTTCTGGAGGCATCAGCCAAGTGCTCGCACTTGCAACAGGCCGCGAAGACCCTGCCGTGCAGGAGGCTAGAAAGCAGGTTCGCAAACTTGATGAGATTCGCAATGAGCTTCGCAACCTTGGTGGTACCGTTGAAATCGTAGGAGCTGCGTGATGGCTGTTGTGTCCAACCGCGAACTTGTTGGCCGTGGCTTCCAGCATAAGTTTGGTGATGCGCCTACAGCGAGTAGACAGTTTGCCGTCACGTTGGATGACCCAAACACGCCGACGCAGCAGATGCTTGACGCCGTTGGTATTAAGCACGGCGATTATCATCCAGAGTACACATATCTGCGGTGCATTGAAGGCTCAGTGACCGAGAACAGTCCCGACCCTTGGCACGCAGAAATCTCGTACAGTTACGAACTGCCTGCACTTGGTGGAAACAAGGATTATGATCCAAATCCTTTGGCTCGCCCAGATGTGTGGTCATTCAGTACAGGCGGGGCGCAGGTGCCTGCGCTGGTCTACTACGATGATTTTGATGGACAAGAACCACTGGTCAACAGTGCAGGCGACTTCTTCGAAGGCATGACGACAGAAGAAGCTGAAGTGCGAGCGAGTATCGCTGGCAATCGTGCAACCTTTCCGCTAGGTATTGCTGCGGCAGTAACCAACACGGTAAACAGCGGTGCATATCTTGGTGCGCCTGCTTATACCTGGAAGTGTTCTGGCATATCGGCTCAACAACAAAGCGAAGTAGTCAATGACATTGAAATCAACTACTGGTCAGTGACTGCCGAACTTATTTACCGGCAAAGCGGTTGGCCTCTTTTGTTGCCAGATGTCGGCTGGACATATATAGACGGCGGTGAGAAGGCAAGCGTCTGGGTTCGTGGCCCATATGGCGAGAAGATTGCTGCATCTAATCCGCAGCCGCTTTCACCGACTGGCACTCTTAAATGTCCTGGCTCGACTTGCGTGCCAACTATTTTGCAGAGGCGAGTCAACAGGCAGGCTGACTTCTCTTTATATTTTGGCACGCCACCATTCTGAGGTACATCAATGCCAGACGTTACGCTCACGATTACAGGACAGGTCAGCAAAGGCTCGCTCTCGCAGACCTTTGCGGCAAGTGGAGTCACCGCCAACATGGCGACGGCAGGCGTTGCCTCCGTGACGCTTGAACTCGACACCAGCACAAGCGCGATCAG